TAGGACGTGACCCGGACCTTCATTAAACTCTTATAAATAGTCCCATGCAAGATTTCATGGGTAAAGATGGTTTCAGTTGGTTCGTCGGTGTAGTTGAAGACAGGAACGATCCTGCTCAGTTGGGTAGGGTTCGTGTTCGTGTGCTTGGTCGTCACAGTGATGACTTGACTCAGGTTAAGACTATTGACTTACCGTGGGCGCATGTGATGCACCCTGTAACTGATCCTTCTATGCAGGGATTGGGTCACACACCTTCTTTTATAACAGAGGGTTCGTGGGTTGTTGGATTCTTTAGAGATACTGAAGCACAGCAACCTGTCATCATGGGTACATTGCCGGGCAATCCTGACTCAGCAGCTAATTCATCATCAGGATTTAATGATCCCCGTAGTGATAATTCTTTACAAACTGAATATGGATTTGATCCTACTTATGGTCCTTACCCCGGCGATATAGAACATAGTGGTCACGAGGTCGGCGAGCCTGATACTAATCGTCTAGCTAGAGGTGCAAACTCCGAAGATCATAACTCACTTATTAACCGTAGATCAGAACGGTTGCGTGGTGATCCTGCTACTGATGATGATGAGGGGGAAGCAACAGGTATTCCTACTGCAACCAAACCAAACATAAAAACCGTCAGCGATGAATTAAAAGAAGATGAAAAACGGGGTTTCTGGGAGGAGCCACATCCCAAAGGTATTATTGCAGATGCAAATCCATACATTTCTGGTGTCTATCCCTACAACCATGTATTTGAGTCTGAGTCTGGTCACATTACGGAAGTGGATGACAGTCCCGGCGCAGAAAGAATGTTTCGTCAACACATGGCGGGGACATTTGAAGAGATACACCCTGACGGCTCTGTTGTCACAAAAATTATTGGAAGTAACTACGAGATTGTGATTGGTAGCGAGAACATCGTTATCAAGGGTTCTCAGAACATCACAGTTGAGGGTTCAGTGCGTGAGCTCATCAAGGGTGACTACATACAGGAGATTGAAGGAGACTTCGTTCAGAAGATTCACAAGAACCATCGTGTCAAGGTAGGTGCTGCCAATGATGCACATCCAAGAGGTCCGGGCGGTAATCGTGAAGAAGAGATTATCGGCAATCATTCTTTCAACATCAACGATGATATCAAAGGTAGAGTCGGTGGTGATTCGGTTGTCACCTTTGAGAAGTCTAAAATTCAAATTGTTGGTGGTGGATATGATTTGGATGTTACAGGCAAGACAATGGGTTCAAACGAGGGTGGTGATGGTATTTACATATCAACGGGTTCTAACTATACCGTGCTTGCAAAGACCAATATATCTCAGTCAACTATATCGGGAATTGTCTCTATTAAATCTGGTAGCACACTGAACATGAAGTCTGCATCTGCAATGACAATAAACTCTGAGAGTACACTGAGTGAGATTGTTGCATCAAACACCACAAGAACAACTGGTGGAACTCATACACACAGTATTCAAGGTGTACACACTATTGATTATAACGGTGATGCACATGTTCGTTACGATGCTGACTATTATAAACACGTTGGTAAAGATTCATATCTCTATGTTGCTGCTGGTGTTACCCATACTCAATCAGATTCGCCCACAAGAACAAGTGCAGCTGATGTTACCGCATCAACTGTGAACAGTTTAGATTAGGAAATTAGAATGGTTGATTTTTCAATTCCAAATTTGTGTGGTGCTAGTCCAGAACTGAATGATGTTCTATCTAAACTTGCTGATGCGAAAGCAGACGCAAAGGCAAAACTTAATGAAGCCGCTTCTACTGCTGCAGCTGCGTTTGGCACAGCGCAAGATGAACTTGCTGGACTGAAAGATAAACTTCAATCAATTGAGATACCAACTTTACCCAAACTAAATTTACAAGCAGAGATTGCAAGTCTTACCTCTCAGATACCCGGCACTCCATCTTTTCTTTCTGCTCTTGCAAAAATTAAAACAGAGTTTGAAGATGACATCAAGGCCGCGGGTTTAGAATTGGATAGTCTTGTTAGTGATGCAACTAAATCAATACTAGGGGGTGGCGATGTTTGTGCGCTTGTTCCCAATCTTGAGAAAGAATCTGGGAGTACTGAACCAGCAGTGCAAAAACCTATCGCACCAAAACAAGCAGCTGTTCCTGCCGTAGCTGAACCCGCATCTGTGGTAAAACAGAACCCTGCTGTAGAGACAAAGGTTGTAGAGATAAAAACAAAGACGGAATCTTATGTGGTTACTAAAACTCCACCAACAGAAGATAAGGGTTCATATGTTGTTGCAACAGAAACAAAGAAAATATCTGTTAAAGAAACTGTTGTGACGGTGACAACAGACAATACACAATCCAATGTTGCATCTCCAAAGTCAACTGGTTTTGTGCGTAAAATTGATTCTAAAACAGAAAGGTTAAAAATTGATCAATTAGAAATTTCTGGAGAATCAATAATAATTAAAAATTTAAAACATCATCCTTCTCGTATTCGGCGTGTAATAATTCATCCGACTGACGCTGATATCAGTGCTCTTGGTATTCTTGTAGAACCAGAAAGTGATTTAATTCTAGGGGATCAGGTTGAAGCTAGTCTTGTGGGAGCTATTATCAGTGCTTGGGAAAAAGAAAAAAGACCACCATACTATGAAAGTAGGTATGGACCACATATGATAGAAATTGTAGATGGGGGTTTGGATGCTGGTGGGTTCTCACCAATTATTGATCTGGATGGTAGTGTTAGAATTGTAAGCCCAGATGCTATACCCAAATCAAATCACCCCGGCAATGTTAAAGCTGTAGCAACATACACGATGAAGGACTTGGCGAAAGGTGGTGTTATTAAGGAGAATATACACGCTCAATCTGGCATTGGTTTCTTTAGAAATCGAAGTGGAGGATTGAGCACCGGCAGAAGATTTAACAAAAAGTTCAAAGGGTATGCTTTGATGATTACTTATGATTATCTTATCAATTATGATCCTGACGTAAAGACATAAATACAAACATACATAAAGGAGTTATATTATGGGAAAGAAAAAATCAAGGGCAACAGAGACGTCTAAAGGTGAACGGCGTAGCGTCAGCAAGTCTGTGACTAAATCACTTCGTAGAGATTATATTGAGTTTAAACATATTGAAAGAATGAGTAATCAGATTGCTGCATTTAAGAAGGGTAAGAACGTCATGGTGACTATTCTTAACCCAAATACAAATGAAACCAACAAACGATTCATTCGTGTAAGTGCAAAGGACATTTGGAAGTCTAATAATAAGTTTATGATGAAACAAAACACATCAGAGAATGTATAAATAATACTAAAGAGGAATACACATGGGTGCTAAAGATGCATATACTGACGGTACATACCAAGGTGAAGAACGTGCAGCTCAATTGTATTCTGATATTGATTTATTCTTTGGCCCTAAAATTGGATCAAAGGATATTTCTAAACTCACTGACATTACGGCAGTCAGGAGGTCTGTAAGAAATCTTCTACTAACAAATTTCTATGAGAAACCCTTTCACCCAGAGATTGGTTCTGGGGTCAGAGATATTTTGTTTGAGCCTATGACTCCGATCTCGGCATATATCCTGACTATGAAGATTGAAGTTGCTATTGAAAATTATGAACCCAGAGTTCGTTTAGTTGGAGTTAGAGCATTACCTGATATTGACAACAATTCATATAATGTTACACTTGAGTTTTATGTTGTTAACGCCCCAACAGAACTTGTAAATATGGAAGTTCTATTAGAGAGATTACGATAATGGCAGCGACTAGAAAAAGACTCAGCGTAACAGAATTTGACTTTGATGAGGTCAAAGATAACCTAAAAGTCTTCATGCGAAATCAGACAGAGTTCAAGGACTATGACTTCGAAGGTTCTGGCCTTAGTGCGCTCCTTGATGTTCTTGCATACAACACTCACTATCTTGGTTTCAATGCGAACATGCTTGCAAATGAAATGTTCCTTGACTCCTCACAGTTGAGGTCGAGTGTGGTTTCACATGCAAAGACTTTGGGATATACCACTCGTTCTGCTACAGCTGCAAAAGCAACTGTTAATGTCTTTCTGAATACATCCAATGCTAGTGCAGTCATGCCAGCGGGTACAGTCTTCACATCTAGTGTTGGTGATACATCTTATCAGTTCGTAACTATATCGGATGTTACTGCGCCTCTTAGTGGTTCTACTATTGCATTTAATGACACAATTATATATGAGGGTAGTTATGTTTCAAGTAGATACACTGCTGACACTCAAAATGTTGAACAGAGATTTCTTATTAACAATGATAGAGCAGATACAACAACTCTCACGGTTAATGTACAAAACTCTGCATCAGATACTATAACATCTTCATATACTCTAGCAACAGATATTGCTGGACTAACCTCTACCTCAAATGTTTATTTCTTGCAAGAAGTAGAGGATGGTAAATATGAAATATATTTTGGTGACGGTATTCTAGGCAATGCGATTGAGGATGGTAATATTGTTATAATGAATTATGTTATTACCAATAAGGGTGTTGCAAATAGTGCAGCAGTCTTTGTTAGTTCCGCTGCAATCGATACTGTTAACAGTGTTAATGTTAGAACTGTATCGGCCGCGGCCGGAGGTTCTGAACCAGAATCTATAGAGTCTATAAAATATAATGCACCCCTAGATTATGCATCACAGGGAAGATGTGTTACAGCAGATGATTACAAAACTTATGTTAAACAACTCTTTGCAAACACTCAAGCGGTTTCTGTTTGGGGCGGAGAGGCTGGTTCCTACAATGGTGTCACTGGTGTATCAGAAGTTGCAGAATATGGTAAGGTATTCATTAGTGTCAAATCAACAACGGGATTGAATCTGAATGAGGTTCAGAAATCACAGTTGGTAACTGACTTGGCACCATTTACTGTTGCATCTATTACTCCTGTGGTTGTTGACCCAGAAGTGCTAAACATTATCCTCACCATTAACTTCAAATATGACAGTAACGCAACGTCCAGTAGTAAAGAGGACTTGGAAACAATTGTGTCCACTACGGCTACAAACTATAATAATGATTACTTAAAAATATTCAACTCTGTTTTTAGACATTCACAATTTACTTCTCTGGTTGATGCTAGTGATACTTCAATATTAAACAATACTACTACAGTAACTCTTGCTTCACGTTATACGCCAAGTACGTCTGGTTCATTTTCTTTCACCGTCCCCTTTGGAAATAAATTATTCAATCCCCACTCTGGTCATAATTCTTCGTCTGGTGGTATCATTGCATCAACAGGTTTCTATATACAGAATAATACAAACGAGATGTTCTTTGACGATGATGGTGCGGGGAACCTTCGCATCTACTATTTGGTTAGTGGTGTACGAACATATTACTCCTCAGCTGCTGGGACTGTAAATTATACATCAGGTTTAGTTTCGGTCAATCCAGTTTATATAACAACTGTATCTAATGTTGATAATAGTATATCCTCTGCTATACGGTTAACTGCAACACCATCTTCTAACGATATCGTGGGTCAGAGAAATCAGATTATTGAAATTGATCTTGTGAATACGACAATCTCTGGAGGACAAGATACGATTGCAGTCAATAGTGCAGGGGGTTCAACTGGTTATGTTACAACAACTAATTATACAACTCCGTCGAGTTATTAATTATGGCACCACCTTTTGACTTATCTTGGACCCCAGCTTTAGAGAATAAACTCAGTACTCAAATTGATGGACAACTACCTGAATTTATTGCTGAAGATCACCCCCAGTTTTCTATATTTCTAAAACACTATTACCAGTTTCTTGAATCTGCTGAACTTCAGTTAACAGTCAATATTGACAACATCCTCTTGGAAGTTGAGACTGATACCAACCTTCTTAATGAAGACGGAACTCTAATTGTTACGGAAGTTGGTTCTGGTTCCACAGGTAAGTTTGTTGCGGGTGAAACTATTACTGGTGGTACGTCTTATGCAACTGCAACTGTTCTTGTTGAAGACCTCAGTGATGAGACACCAAGATTGTTTATATCCTCACAACAATTGTTTGAAACTGGCGAGACTGTAACTGGTGGAACCTCTGGCGCATCTGGGGTAGTCACACAATATCGTGCAAACCCCGTTCAAAACATTCAACAACTGTTAGCGTATGCTGATATTGATAACACCATCTATGACTTTATTGAAGAGTTTCGCAAATCATTTATGGCTGGAATTCCTAGCAATCTTGCAAATGGAATTAATAAGAGAAATTTAGAAAAACATATTCGTGAGTTATATCGACGGAAGGGAACCAAGGAGGCTGCTAAACTCTTTATGAAAATCCTTCTGGATGAGAATGCAGAAGTATTTTATCCAAACCAATACATGTTGAAAGTTTCTGCAGCAGATTGGGATAAACCTACTGTTATCCGTTGTTCTCCTACTGGCAATGTTTTTGCAGATGAACTTATTGGGCAATCAATTACAGGTGGAACTACTTTAGCAACTGCTCTTGTTGAAAGTTCAACAACCTTTGCCGTTGCGGGTGGTATCTCATATATTGAATTTCAAATCTCAAGTGTGATTGGAACCTTTAAAGATGGGGAAACTATTTACGGTACATCTTCGACAGACGATGTGAGATATAATTTTGTCATACAACAATTACTTTCAACTGTATCAACCACAAATGACGGAACACTATACAGCGTTGGTGATGCTCTTGACCTTGATACTTCTGTCCTGATTGGTAG